ATGATGGTAAATTAGGTTAAACAGGAGAAATTATAAATGGCAACAAGAGGAAAAGTTAACGTCAGATCAAGAACAGTATATGATGCTGAAATCTGGGGAAGAGAAAATGTATACATATTTCCAGAAAATGTAGATTTACCGCGTGGTGTATTATGGGTAATACCGCCACCAAATATGCAGGATGTACGATATAAGGATAACCCAGGATTTCCTGGACAACATTTTGCATATGATATGACAATGAATGCATTAGAAAATGGAGATATACCTCAAGATGATTTTATATGTGTAATAATGCCAACATCAGAAACATCATTAGATCAAGCATCAGATATGGCAGTAAAGACTGAGATATTTAAAACTAATGGTTTTGATTATCATGGTCATATTGATTTATGTGGTTGTTGTACAGATCAGTCGGATAGAGAATACTTAAATGTTGTATATGCAATGGGTGATGGAGCATCAGAAGTTGATTTTACAGATCCAACCGTGACAAATGTAATGTTAATTGATCCTATTATATATCCTCCTATTGAAATACCTGAAGAATTTGCATCACAGGTAAGTATGATAGCTAATTCAAATAATCATGATCCATCTAAAGAAACTGGTACAGCAGCATTAGAATCACAACAACAAATATTATCAGCATTACCTGCTGATAATGTTATAGATACAAATGATCCAAACTTTGATTTCTTTAATCTTGCAAGTATAGGTTTTGCGGCATTAAATTTATTAGCAGGTCTTGCAGATTCATTAGGTAATTTAGGACCAAAAGAAGATCTACCATGGGAAGATCATCAGGAACCACCTTGGCAAACATCAAGTATAAGTACAAAGCCATATCCAGAAAATAAAAATACACCTGTTGAACCTGTAGCTCCACAAACACAAAGGCCTGGAGATTATGAAGGTCCCCAGGTAATTATAACTTCGGATAGAATATTAATAAATTCTAAAACAGATGATGTAAGAATATCAGCTAATGCAAATGTAGGAATATCAGCATTAGGAGCGGTAGGAATTGATACTGGAGGAGATTCATTCTTTAGAGTAAATTCTCCGGAAATATATTTAGGATTAGATGCAGTTGAACCATTAATACTTGGCCAAGAATTACATGATTGGGCAGCTTCATTAGTTGATGCAATTAAGTTATTGACATATACAAATTCAGGAGGTCCAACTGGCCCGGCCATAAATGCAAGTACTTTAGATGTTTTAAAGTCTGATTTTACTTGGGACTTTATAAAAAGCGATCAGAATTATACATTGTAACAACTACCATAAATTTGGTGTTCTTCATATTTATATTAAAATAAATTGGAGAAAACTATGGATACAAAGAGTTTTGTAAAAATATTACGTAAAGTAATCCGAGAAGAAGTAGGTAAAGCTGTAACAGAAGCTTTAAATGAAAATAAAATCTCGGATAATCAGGTTATTAATCATGGCATGAATTTAGCTGAAATCGCAGAAAATCCAATGCCTAGACGTCCATATGCTAAAAAGAAGGCATTTAGTAAAAATTCGATGTTAAATGATATATTAAATGAAACAGCAGCAGCAGGAGATTTTTCATCGATGATGTCTGCAGAACCTAGAGCAATGATGGATGATTATCCACAAATGGGCCCAACAAGAACATCACAAATGGTTCAACCAACAACAGGAATTAATGGTGAACGTGTTGATCCAAATAAACCAGAGATGAAGGCAGTCTCAAAAGCACTTACTAGAGACTATAGTGGTTTAATAAAAGCTATGGATAAGAAAAACGGAAAAATGGGAACTAGATAAAAATGGCCGGACCTGAAAAAAAATATTTTAAAGAAAAGCGAGAAGATGCATATGCCAAAGGCGGCGGCCGACCGATTTATCGATATAATCCGGTAGACCTAGAACCTGATAAAGCAATAGGCGTTAAGATTCCATTTAACGGACATACAGCTCCATTTGGAGTTTTGTCTGATGCAGATGGCTATTCTGGCGTTGAAAATAGAACAGCTAAGGTAAATACATCATTCGCTGCTCAAAATAAAATATCAGGAAAGTTTCCATTATCTTATACAACAGAAGAACAAGCATTATCAAACTTAAAAAATTTATTACTAACATATCCTGGTGAAAGATATATGCAACCAACATTTGGTGTAAGGATTAAAGATAGAGTATTCGAACCAAATACTGCAGATCTAGTTGTTGGATTGAATAGAGAAATTCAGGAAGCGATTAAGTATTGGCTGCCTTATATAAAAATTAAAACAATTAATGTTGATAATAAAGAAAAGATGAGTTCGGAAATTACAAATTTCTTATTTATCAAAATAGATTTCTCAGTAACAGAACAAGGAGCAAATCAAACAATAACATTAGTATCTAATGGCGACCAAACTACTACAGTACAAGAAACAGGAGTAGGATATTAAGGGAATAAATTATGGCAGATTTAATTAAAAAAGATGTAAAGTATTTAAGTAAAGATTTTGGAGAATTTAGAAATAATCTAATCAACTTTACAAAAAATTATTTTCCAGATACATATAACGACTTTAATGAATCATCTCCTGGTATGATGTTTATGGAGATGGCGGCATATGTCGGAGATGTATTATCATATTATACTGATAGTAATCTTAAAGAATCATTATTAGGGTATGCAGAAGAGCGACCAAATATAAATTCTATAGCATATGCATTAGGTAATAAACCAAAAAATATGAGGTCTTCACTTGTACAAATAGATTGTTATCAAACAGTACCAGCAATAGGAACAGGTGTAGATGCAAAACCAGATTGGAAATATGCATTAACTGTAAATGCTGGAATGGTAGTACAATCAAATACAGGAGTTAATTTTAGAACATTAATGCCAGTAGATTTTAATCATACAGGTTCTGGAATTAATACAAGAAATGTAACAGTATATCAAATTGATGAAGCCACCGGAACGCCAACATACTATTTAATAAAAAAACAAGTACAAGCTGTTTCAGGAGAAATTGTAACAGAACAATATCAATTTGATCAACCAAAGGTGTATGATAAAATTGTAATAGAAGATAAGGATATTATAGAAATTATAGATATTTATGATGATCAAAATAACCGTTGGTACGAAGTAGATTATTTAGCACAAGAATTAGTTCAAGAAGGTATTCGTAATACACCAGATATTGATCCAGACCTTGCAAGTTATAATAGTAGTGCACCATATATCTTAAAATTAAGAAGAACACCAAAAAGATTTATTACTAGGTTTAGAGCTGATAGATCATTAGAATTACAATTCGGAGCAGGAATATCGGAAGAACATGATAGAGATTTAATTCCAAATCCAGAAAATGTAGGCTTTGGAATACGAGGAATGAAACGAGAAGTTGATTTATCAGTTGATCCAGCAAACTTTTTATATTCAAGTACATACGGACAAGCGCCTTCGCAAACAGCCTTAACCATTCGTTATACAAAAGGTAAAGGTTTAGCTGATAACGTACCGGCTAATACAATACAAACTATTTCTGATGTAACATATGCATCTATGAATACAACAGTTGATAATACATTATTAGACCAGGCAAAAGATTCATTAGCAATTAATAATCCATTTCCTGCAAAAGGAGGTGGAGATTTAGAACCTATAGAAACAGTAAGGCAAAAAACATTAGGAATATTTGCAGCACAAAACAGAGCCGTAACCAGAGAGGATTATATATTAAGAGCATATTCAATGCCTGCCAAATTTGGTAACGTAGCAAAAGCATATATCATACAAGATGAACAAGTAGATTCAACAAATCCAGAAGCTAAAATACCAAATCCATTAGCTATGAATATGTACTGTATGGGATATAATTCTGCAAAACAATTAGTTCCGTTAAATGCAGCTGTTAAATATAATTTAAAGACATATATATCTCAATTTAGATTGATGACAGATGCAATTAATATTAAAGAGGCATTTATAATTAATGTTGGTGTAGAATTTGAAGTTATACCTAAACCATCATTTAATGGCTCAGAAGTAGTAATAAGATGTATAAATAAACTAAAAGATTTATTAAGTGTAGAAAATATGCAAATAAATGCACCTATAGTTATATCTGATATATTTACAAAATTGGATAATGTAGAAGGTGTACAAACAGTTTCAGATGTAGAAATTAAAAATTTATATGATACTAATATGGGATATTCAGGTAATGTATATGATATAAATGCGGCAACATTAAATAATATAATATATCCATCATTAGACCCATGTATATTTGAAATAAAGTATCCGAATAGAGATATTAAAGGTCGAATAGTAGGATTATAAGAGGAATAAATTATGGCACAATATCAAATATATGCGGAAAGAGATGCAACTTTATATGAAAAGAAAAAGTATTGTAATACAGGCATTGATCAAATTTTAGAACTGGTATCTACAAAATCTGGTTCTATTTTAGATAATCTATATCAAAACGGAACATATAATTCTCGTATATTAATTGACTTTAAAGGAACTCAATTCACTGCCTTATCTCAATCTATTGTTGATGGAGATATAACAAATGATTCTTCAACAAAATTTTATTTAAATCTTAAAAGTGTATATGCATCAGATAATCCAGTAGCATATGATTTATATGCATATCCAGTATCAGAATCATGGTCAAATGGAAATGGAAATTATGCAGATGTTCCTGAGACTCGTAATGGCGTATCATGGTTTTATAGAACAGGTTATAACATTCAAAGACTTTGGGATACAGGTTCGGCTCATAGTAAAGCAGAATCAGCAGGATCTGAAGAATCACAAGGTGGTGGAACATGGATTACTGGCGCAGGATATGAAGCTTCTCAATCATTTAATTATGAATCACCTGATGTAAGAATGAATATAACTGATATTGTTAATAAATGGTTAAGTGGGGATATAGAAAATAATGGACTTATATTAAAATTTACGGCACAAGAAGAAACAGGTTCGGATAATAATTATAACTTAAAGTTCTTTTCAAAAGATACTCATACA